CAATGATTATTGTGGATGAAGCCCAAAACGTAACCCATGAACAAATGGAAATGATTACTTCACGTTTAGGATTAAGAAGCAAAATGATGATATGTGGTGATTCTCACCAAACAGACCTTAAAAAGAAATCAGATTCAGGGTTTAAATTTTTGTATACAGCCTCCCGAAAAATTAAAAATTTAGAAGCTATTACATTAACAACAAACCATAGAAATGAAATTGTTGAAGATTTGCTAGAATATTACGAAGAAGCAATTAATAAAGGAATATCAATCACAACCTCAGGTTCCTATATTTATAATAATAAAAATTAATTTAATATTTATAAATAAAATATAAGCATATGAACATTCCTATATATGATGGTTGTCCAATTTGGAACCCAAATGCAGTTCCATTTGGATTTTACAATGACCAATCAGATTTTAGAACAGATTCTGTAAAGGTAGCTAAATTTGTAGCTTCTAGATTAGGTTATCCTATAGTAGATGTAGAATTACAATCAGGATCAATATTTACAGCTTTTGAAGAAGCAGTTACTACATATGGTAACGAATTATATGCTTATAAAATAAGAGATAATCAATTATCTTTAGAAGGATTAACAACTGGTTCTTCATTAAACCAAGCATTATTAACTCCCACTTTTGAACCCATAGTAAGACTATCAGAAATGTATGGTGCAGAAGCAGGTTCAGGGGGTAATGTTCCATATTATTCTGGTTCATTTGAATTAACCTCTAGTATTCAAGACTACTCATTTTCTACATTTATGACAGCTAGTGGGTATACAGGTTCTGAATATCAAAATGGTATTGAAATTAAAAGAGTATTTTATGAACAAGCTGTCCCAGCATCAGCTCAATATCTAGACCCTTATACTGGGTGGGGATTTGGTGGTTCAGTAGCAGCTGGTATAGCAGGTGTAGGTGGATTTGGAGGTGGTACTGGTTATTTAACTATGCCTTTAAGTTACGATATGCAAGTAATACAAGCTATTGAAATGAATCAACAAGTTAGATGGAATCAATATAGCTTTGAAATTAGAAATGATAAATTAAGACTATTCCCTATTCCTAATTTCAGTAGTTATTCTGAAGAAACAACACACAAAGTGTGGTTCGAATATATTTTAAGAGATGAAAGAATTGCTACATCAGTACAACAAATGCCTGATAAAATAACAAATGTTTCCAATGCTCCCTTTAATAACCCTAACTATGATTTTATCAATTCAGTAGGTAGACAATGGATATTTGAATTTGCTTTAGCACTATCTAAAGAAATGCTAGGGTATGTAAGAGGTAAATATGGAACTATTCCAATTCCTAATTCTGATGTTACATTAAACCAATCAGATTTAATTGCAGCAGCAACAGCAGAAAAAACAGCATTAATAGAAAGATTAAGAGCATATTTTGATGAAACTTCTAGAAAAGCCTCTTTAGAAAGAAGAGCACAAGAGGGGGAATCAAAAATGTTAGAACTACAAAAAGTTCCATACACAATTTATATAGCATAATATGGCAATGTTTACATCAGCACGAGACGTTTCTTTATTAAGACATCTTAATAGAGAATTAATGGGTAATATTATTACTCAACAATGTGCTATATACCAATTCAAATTAGAAGAAACTAAAGTAAATTTATATGGTGAAGCAGCTGAGGAAAAATATTATAATGGTCCATTTTTGTTTAATGTTTTAATAAATAGAAGTGACGAAAGTTTCCCTGGAGGTAATTTTGAACTTATTACCCAAGAACAAAATATAGATTTTTTCTTCTTAAGGGATGATTTAATTAAAGCCAATATTGTACCTGAAGTTGGAGATATAATCTTATACGAAGAAAGTTATTTTGGGGTTCAAGGTACTATTTCTAACCAGTATTGGGGAGGTAAAAATCCTGCATATCCAAATAATGACTATGATGGTACCCCAAACCCATTAAACCCTGGGTTAGATAAATTTGGAGAAAGCGTTTCAATATTAGCTTCTACTTATTATATTCCTGCAGATAAAGTTAATATTTCACCTTATAAAGAAAGATTTTAATGGCTACACCTAGAAAACCACAACCAAAATATCAGTTAACTTTAAGTAAACAAAAACAATCCCCATTTTCTGGGATTGAAGGTAGGGGAATACAAACTAACCCTAATGATGTTAATGAATTAACTAATACACCCTCAAATTACCAAGAAACTGGAGTTCCTTTTAATAGGTCTACTAAAATGAGTTTTAAGGAGGATAAAACAAAACAATATTCTGTTGGTATTAAAGATTTAGATGAATCTGTATTTTACTATTTTAAAAATATTATAAAACCCTTTGTATATCAAAACGGCACTAGAAGAGATGTTCCGGTATTATATGGTGCTTCTGAAAGATGGAACCAATATCAAAAAGATGGTTCATATAGAGATAAAGATGGTGCTATAATGTTACCTATTATTGTAATTAAAAGAAATAATATCTCAAAGGATAGATCAGTGGCTAATAAATTAGATGCTAATCAACCTAACTTATATGGGACTTGGTCTAAACAATTTAGTTCTAAAAATTTTTATAGTAATTTCTCAACATTAAATAATAGAAAACCAGTAGAAAAATTTCATATAGTAGCACAACCTGATTATGTAACATTAGAATATAGCTGTTTGATTCAAACATACTATATGGAACAATTAAATAAAGTAATTGAAGCCTGTGAATATGCGTCTGATTCATATTGGGGTAATCCTGATAGATTTCAATTTAGAGCATTTATTGATCAATTTACTACAGCAACAGAATTAACTCAAGGTCAAGATAGATTAGTAAAAGGTGAGTTTACTTTAAGATTAAGGGGGTATATAATTCCGGATACAATTCAAAAAGAGTTAAATGCAACTAAAGTATATAATTCTAAAGCAAAAGTTACTATAACAACTGAAGCAGTTAGTAATTTACAGAATTCAACCGAAATAACTCAAAACCCTACTTCAGATGGTCGTAGTAGAAATTAATTTTAACATTCCTATTACATATTTATTATAAATTAAAATATTTAAAATGGAAAGTAAAAAGTTATTGAATGAAGAGTTACAAGTATTAAAAAAATATCAAGAGGATACTAATACAATTATAGTAAACTTAGGTAAATTAGATTTACAAATTAACTTATTTAAAAGGAATAAAGAACAATTAATAAAGGAATATCAAGAATTAGAAGCAAAACAATTAAAAACTGCTCAAGAATTACAAGATAAGTACGGAGAAGGTAACATTGATTTAGAAAGTGGGGAATTTACCGCTATAAAATAATTTCTTGAAAACATTTCTAATATTTATAATAAAATAAAACAATAATAAAACATAACAATGGCAGAAACTTTAATATCTCCAGGTGTATTAGCAAGAGAAAATGATTCATCATTTATTGGGGGAAGACCCTTAACTTTTGGTGCCGCTATTATTGGACCAGCAGTAAAAGGTCCAGTTAATATCCCAACAGCAGTTAGTTCTTTTTCTCAATATGAAGCTATTTTTGGAGGGTCTGTAGAAAGCGGATCCCAATTCTACACATATTTAAACTCAGTAGCAGCAAGAAATTATTTTGCTCAAGGTGGTGAATCCCTTTTAGTTACTCGAGTAGTAACAGGATCATTCACATCTGCAGTTACTTCAGGAAGTGAAGCAGCCGCTAATAATTCTGGTATTATTACTTTAGGGTTTGGCGATAGTGATGATGCAGGTTACCAAAAAACCTCTTTTCAATTATCAACAATTTCTGAAGGAACTATAATGAATAATTACCAAACAGCAGATTCAGCTGGTGGTACATTAGATAGTGGTTCATCTGATAATATTAGATGGGAAATTGGATCTGTTAATACTTCTTCAGGTCAATTCTCATTATTTATTAGACGTGGTAATGATACTCAAAACCAAAAAGCTATATTAGAATCATATAATAATTTATCATTAGATCCTACAGCCCCTAATTACATAGCAAAAGCTATAGGTGATACTTATTATACTATAGAACAAGATGGAACTGATTACTATGTTAAAACTAATGGTAGTTATGCTAACAGAAGTGCTTATGTTTATGTTAGTGCTGTAAATACTCCAACACCACAATATTTCGATAATAACGGAACTTTTAAAAATAATTTTACAGGTAGTATGCCAGCTGTAGGTTCAGGTTCATTTACTTCTGCTACAGGAGTTAATTTTGGAGATGACCAACAAGCTAGATTTAATGAAAATATAACTTCAACTAATATACAAGGTCTTGCTCCAAACGATTATACGTCTTCAATTAAGTTATTATCCAATGTTGATGATTACCAATTTAATGTAATATCAGCCCCTGGGTTAATAGGATCTTTACATGGAGCTCAAGTTACTTCATTAGTAGCATTAGCACAAGGTAGAACGGATTGTATTTCTGTAATTGATTTAGTACCTTATAATAGTACTATTGGAACCGTAACAAACCAAGCTGCAGGATATGATACATCATACTCAGCTACATATTGGCCATGGTTACAAACAATCGACGCAGCTACTGGACAAACAGTTTGGGCGCCAGCTTCAACGTATATTCCAGCAGTATATGCATTTACTGATGCATCTTCAGACCCATGGTTCGCACCAGCAGGTCTAATTAGAGGAGCTTTAGGAAGTGTAATTAGAGCTGAAAGAAAATTAACATCAGGTAATAGAGATACATTATACGAAGCAAATGTTAACCCAATTGCTACATTCCCAGGAAGTGGAGTTGTAGTATTTGGACAGAAAACTTTACAGAAAAGAGCAAGTGCTTTAGATCGTGTAAATGTACGTAGATTATTAATTGCTTTAAAAAGCTATATTACTCAAGTATCAGATAACTTAGTATTTGAACAAAATACAATCGCTACAAGAAATAATTTCTTAGCACAAGTTAACCCATACTTAGAATCAGTACAACAAAGACAAGGATTATATGCTTTCCAAGTTGTAATGGATGAGACAAACAACACACCAGATGTTATTGATAGAAATGAGCTAGTAGGACAAATTTATCTACAACCAACTAAAACAGCTGAATTCGTAATTTTAGATTTCAATGTTTTACCAACTGGAGCAACATTTCCTGAATAAAAACAAAATATAATAATATTTATAATAAAATAAAATAAAATGGCAGTATTAGACCCAAACGAAATATTTTATACAGCTTTTGAGCCAAAGCAACAGAACAGATTTATCATGTATGTTGATGGGATTCCTTCATACCAAATTAAAGGTATGGGAGCTGTTTCATTAACTCAAGGATCAGTTCAGTTGAACCATATTAACGTTGCAAGATATGTTAAAGGTAAAACACTTTGGAATACAATTCAAATGACGTTATTTGATCCAATTACTCCAAGTGGTGCTCAAGCAGTAATGGAGTGGGTTAGACTACACCACGAATCTGTAACAGGTAGAGATGGGTATAGTGATTTCTATAAAAAAGATTTAACTATGAACGTATTAGGACCTGTAGGTGATATCGTATCTGAATGGATTATCAAAGGAGCAATGATTACAGAAGCTACTTTTGGAGATTACAATTGGGATAACGAAAGTGCTGCTGTTGAATTACAAATAACAGTACAACCTGATTATTGTATATTAAATTTCTAAAAAATAATTTTTTTACCCTTCCTTTTGAAAATTGCTTGGCTTCGGCCAAGCTTTTTTTTATATTACATATGTATACTAAGATAACAAAGTTATAACTAAATAAAATTTATATGAGCGAATTTAAATTCCCAACCGAAGAGGTTGAATTACCTTCTAAAGGTCTGATTTATTCAAAAGACAATCCACTATCAAGCGGTAAAGTAGAAATAAAATATATGACCGCTAAGGAAGAGGATATCCTTTCTAATCAATCCTTTATCCAAAAAGGAAATGTATTAGAAAAATTATTAAAGTCTGTAATTATAAATAAAGATATTAATATCGATGATTTAATTGTTGGTGATAAAAACGCACTGTTAATTGCTACTCGTATTTTAGGATATGGTAAAGATTATGAAATCTCAGTAAATGGGACAAGCTATGTTTTAGATATGTCAACCTTAGAAAATAAGGAAATAGTTGAATCAGATTATGAAGCAGGTAAAAACGAATTTACTTTCACAACCCCAGCTACTGAAACTATTTTAACATATCAATTAGCTACAGGTAAAGTAGAAAAACAAATAGAACGAGAGTTAGCAGGCCTTAAAAAAATAAACAAAGAAAATTCTACAGGCCTTACTACAAGATTAAAATACTTAATCACATCAGTAGATGGTAGTGAAGAAAAGAAAGACATCAGAGAATTTGTAGATAATAGGTTTTTGGCTAGGGATTCTAGAGCATTTAGAGACCATATTGCTAAAACCCAACCAGATGTAAATTTATCCTACATTTTGGATAATGGGGAGGAGGTGACCATTCCTATTGGTCTAAACTTTTTTTGGCCTGACTATAACTAACGCCCCCGAGATACGTTTAAATCTTTTTAAAATGATTCACCAATTAATCTTTCATGGTAAAGGTGGATACGATTATAATACTGTATATAATATGCCTATATGGTTAAGAAAATTTACCTACTCAGAAATAAAAGATTTTTATGCTGAAGAAAAAAAGTCGATTGAAAATGCCGGAAAGGGTGGAGCATCAAACAAGAATCTAGTTAACTCCGACGGTAAAATTAACACCCCGGCATTTGCCGAAGCAAGTAAAACATATAAGGGTAAAACAAGTTATAAGTAATAATATTTATAATAAAATATTCCTATGGCGGGTGAACAAGTAAATAATGCTAAAACTATGAAGCAGCTAATAGCGGACCAAAACCGTTTATTAGCTGAGCAAAATAAAATAGCCAAAGACAGGCTAGCTACGGATAGGTCTATCACAGATGAACAACAAGATGTTTCAAATGTTCTAAAAGACCAACTTACCCAGTTAAAATTCCAAAAAGCAGAAAAATCTGCCATACTCCGAGCAACAAATTCTATATCTAAAATATCAGAAAATCTTTCAGCTTTAGGAAAAGAAGATTTAACTAATGCTAGATCACTTAAAAAATTAGACGATAACAGACTAGCAGTATCTAAGAATATAAATTCACTAAAGCAAGTCCAATCAAAATTAATAAAGGAAGCAGCAGGTTTAGATTCAACTAGAGCAGAATTAAATTTAAATTTAGCAGATAGTATAGAGAGTCAAATTAATAGTGCTATTGCACTTAAAGTTGAATTAGGGTTAGTAGACAATACAGTACAAAATATAGCAAATGCTAAAGGTGTATCTCTGTTTGGGGGTATAGAAAAAGTACTAGATAAAGTCCCATTACTTTCAGGTCTTGCTCCAATGTTTGGGGCTGCTGCTAAAGAAGCTGAAGGCATAGCATCTGATATGGAAAAGAGAAAGTTTGGTGCCGACAAATATGCCAAACTTAGGAAAGAAGGAATGGGGATGAAAGATGCTCTTGAAGAATCTGGAGCTTCAGTTGAAGACATCCAAAAGAACATGAAAGGTGGTTTCTCTAAAGGGGCAATAGATAGTGCATCTATGGCTGCGGGTGCTAAAGGAATGTTAAAGAGTTTTATGAAGTCTTTAGGTCCTATAGCTATGCTTACCAAGTTAGTTATGGCTATAGTAGAAGGAGATAAAGCTGCTTCTGAGATGGCTAAAGGTCTTAATATGTCTTATGATAGTGCCTTAGCAATGAGGAAATCATTAAGAGAGGCCGCAGTAGATAGTGGTAATGTATTTGTTAGTACTAAAGGAATGTCAGAATCCATGATGGAAATGAACAAAGCCTTAGGTACTAGTGTAGCTCCTAGTAAGGAAATGCTTACTCAGTTTACTGAAATGAGAGAGATGGCAGGGTTTACTAATGAAGAATTATTAGGCCTAAAAGCAATATCAGATGCTACTGGTATGTCTCTAAATGATATTACAGGTGAATTTATGGCTCAAGCCCAAATTTCAGCAACTTCTCTAGGTGTAAAATTAAATGAAAAGGATTTACTAAAAGACATAGGAAAAATATCGGCGGCTACAACATTATCTTTAGGTAAAAATCCTGCATTAATAGCCGATGCCGTAGCAACTACAAAAGCTTTAGGTATGGAAATGTCTAAAGTAGATGATATAGCAGGTAGTTTACTTGAATTTGAATCCTCTATTGAAAACGAATTACAAGCTGAATTATTGTTAGGTAAGGATATTAACTTAGAAAAAGCAAGACAGGCAGCTTTAAATAATGATTTAGCAACAGTAGCAAAAGAAATATCAGAACAAGCAGGTTCAGCCGCTGAATTTACGGCTATGAATAGGATACAGCAAGAAGCATTAGCTAAAGCTGTAGGTATGGGTAGAGAAGATTTAGCAAAAACCTTATTTGTACAAGAACAATTAGCGGGGGCAACAGGAGACCAAGCAGCTGAAACTGAGGCACTATTAAACAAAAGAATAGAAGCAGTTGGTTTAGAACAGGCACAAAAAGAACTAGCAGAAGAAGGAATTGAAGGTCTAAGACAACAAGTGGGGCAAGCCGATAAAATGGCGGCTTCAACTGAAAGGATAAACGAAATTTTTGGAATGATAGGTGAATCTATGATGCCTGTGTTTGAAATGTTAGTGGGTGTGTTAGAAATAGTTGGTTTGCTAATATCACCTTTTCAAATGCTTATGGACTTTACTGGGAAAATCGGTGAAGGGATAAGCAATATGATCGGCCCCTTAGGTATGGTTGGAAAAGCATTGAAAGCAGTTGTTGGGTTAGCTATTGTATATGCTGCTTATGCAACTTTTGCTGCAGTATCTACCGCTTTAGCAGCAACAGTTATAGGAGGTTTAGCAGCCCCTATTGTGGGGGGTATAGCAGCCGCAGTAGTATTAGCAGCAGGTTTTGGTGCTTTAAGTAAAGTAGGAGATGTTAATTCACCTGCAGATGGAAAAACACAAATATCTACAAAAGAAGGAGGATTATTTGAATTATCTAAAAATGATGATTTTGTAGCATTCCCAGGTGCTTCTCAAATGGCAAACTCAGGACAAAGTCAGACTATTGTTAATAGTAAAACAGATATGAGTGCAACAAATAAATTATTAGCACAACTAGTTAAGAAAACCCCAGAAATGGCTCCTTTAGGTTTATACGAAGTACAATAGTTCAATATTTATAATAAAAATCAATAATTATGAGTTTATTAAACAAATTAACACAACAAGGTTCGCAATTAAGTGGGTTAGATGGTGCAACCCCTTCAACCCCCAATTTCCAACAGTCTACTTTACATAAAGAGTATTCAACTATAGGTGATCCAAATGCAATGAGTGTAGAACCTAATAATGGTGTTCTACCATCTCCATCTTTATTAGATAGAGGTAATGTAACCCCATCACAAAAATATTTGAATAACTTACCTGGATAAATAGATGGGTCTAGTTAACTTAACAACCAATCTAAGATCTCTTAGGTATGGTAAAGACACAGTTGGTGGTGGAAACAGCAACCAACCCTATGTAACAACAAAAATCCCTGAAAGTTTTTCTAAAATAGGAAGAACAGGAGGACCTGATTTTTTATTACGTGGTGGGACATTACTACCCAAGATAGTAGTAAATGATGTTTCTAGATTAGCCAAAATGTTTTTTGATTTTAAGTCACCAAACGGACCCTTATTTATAGCAAAACAAAATGTCCTATCCTTAACAAATGTTAATTCAGAAAAAGGTTATGAATCTTACACCCAAGGCTCAGGTGTAACTAGTACATTAGGTGCTATAGGACAATTTATAAAAGATAATGTACCTTTAAATCAAGGAGTATATACACCATTAGGTACTTTAGCTCAAGCTGCAGGAAATGGGATTGGTTTACATACAAATAAACAAGGTTTAAACCCTTTTAAATTTAAAACCACACAAGGAAGTCCAAATGGTAATGGCCCCTTAGGTTTACCTACTTATTTAAATACTATAGCCACTGGAGGTGATGAAGGTAATAAAAGTAGATTATTTGGTTTACTTAATAAAATAGATGAAAAACAAACTGATGTAAACGATTTATACTCATACTCTGGGGGACCAGGTGCTACATTAGGTATTGGTAAGACCAAAATTACAATGGAGTCTGACCAAAGAACGGGTATTAACAACTCTAAGTTAGAACTTAAAAATAGTAGATTTATACCTCAACAATTTATTGATAATAAAGACATATTTAGAGGTAAAGATGGATTTAATAACCCCCCATTTTCCCTAAGTTTTTTAGCCCCACAATTAATATATTCTAATTTAGATTCAGTATTAGCATCGGAAGTTTTTAGAGAAGATTATTTAGATACCCGTAATCCTAGTGTTTATGAATCTGGAACATTATTAAAAACAAACACTGGTAAATTATCAAGTGGAATACAGAATTCAACACCAATACAAGTATTTACCCAAAAACAACTTGAGGATTATTCTCCAACTAGTAAAGATTCATTATTTAATAAACCTTCTTTTACGAGTATTATTGCACCTTCGGGGAGTGCAGAAATACCAGCATCTTTAGATTATACTAGAAAGAATATAGAACAAAGAGTTAATTTAGGAGACCCAGGAAGGCGTGGAAATAGAAGTAGTTATACTGTAGGTTTCCAAATTTCAGGTTCTTCTACAGTAGAAGGCAATTCAGGATACAAAAATGCATTAGACAAAATTAATGCATTACCTATATATCAATCAAAGGATGTTACTCAAAATAATATTAAAAATGATTTAGTAAAGTTTAGAATTGGAGTAATAAATAATGAAACCCCAAGTTTAAAAACATATATTCATTTTAGAGCTCATATCGATAGTATGAGTGATAATTTTAGTTCTGATTGGCAGTCCCAAAAATTTATGGGTAGAGGTGAAAACTTTTATAAGTACCAAGGATTTGATAGAAATATATCTTTATCTTGGACCGTAGCTGCACAATCTAAACAAGAATTGATTCCAATGTACCAAAAGTTAAATTACTTAGCTTCTGTTACAGCTCCCTCATATTCAAAAACAGGATATATGGGTGGCAACTTAATATCATTAACAATTGGTGGTTGGTGTTATGAACAAGTAGGTATAATGACAGGGTTAACATTAGATGTTCCTACAGAATCACCTTGGGAAATAGCTATTCCTGATAGTACTAATATAAGATACGTTGCCGGTACAGAAGGCAACCCAGATAGAGAAATCTTTACAGACCCCTCTGTTAAAGAATTACCTATGATAATTAAAGTTACAGGGTTTAATTTTATACCAATCCATAATTTTGTTCCTAAAGTACAAAATAATAATTTCGCAGGCGGTAAAGTATTAGAAGGAGGTGGAACATTCGTTGGAGAATACGGACCAGAACATTATATTGCATTAGCAAGTGCGGGGGGGCAGAACAACTATAATGGAGGTGGTAATAATCTTAATTATATCCCACAAAAATAAAAAAAATGGGAAGATATACAAGAAATAAAATATTAACAAAAACTAACCCTAATGGGACTAGAGGTATAAGATATTATAAAGGTGTAAAATACCCTGAGATTTCTTTATCCCCTAATGATATATATATTTACGCCGAAGAAGGGGATAGATTTGATATTATAGC